CGATCAAAGGGGTTGCTTGGCACCGGCATTTACTTTTTACCCCTCCGGATGCGCCCGGCCCGCTCGGCCGTCTCGATCCACACGAGCAAGATGGAATCTTCGGTGACGGCAATCCCATTGGTGCGCAAGTAGGCCTCTACTTTTTTGCGTTCCTCGGGCGGCACGTCACTGATCTTCAGGGACCTCAACGGCTTTGTGATGTCAGCGCTGTCGGCGCCGCCGGGGAAGATGCTCCACCATGAGCCCGGCGTGATGACGATTTCCCCGATCATGCCGGCGGAGATTTTGACAATCTCCTCGTTACTGAGATTCCTCTCCACCGGGCCAACTTGTCCCGCCACGGAATCCGGCGCTCCCTTCTGTAGGGCCATCACGCGCCGACTCAACTCAAGTTCGATCTCCGCGGCCTCCGCGGCGTGATCGGGTCCCGCGAGGCCCGCGGCCGCCAGGATCGCATTGAGCACCGACGCGCGGGAGGACAATTCGACCAATTTCACGGCGTCTTCGGCGCCCTTTGGCCCAGACCGATATTGCCGCTGGAGTTCAGCAAACCGGGTGTAGTCCGACTCGGACAGGTACGCCCGGTCCAGGAACAGATTGCGGGCCATAAACGCGGTCGGATTGAGGCCGGCCACGTCGTTGATGTCCTTCCACCGGACGGCGTCCGTGCGCCGCACCGGCCCCTCCTGCAGGCGTTCCCAATACGCCTTCGCGCTCGCCCGTTCGGGCCCGCTCAGTTCGCCATCGTTGAACGCTTTCAGGAGGCCGGCCATCGACAGTTTGCCACTGTCGATCCGGTTGTAGAGCTGTGCGGCGCTCGCTTCCTCGGCCTGCTGTTTAGCTTGCCGCTCCAGCACCTCTTCGTGTTCCAGCAACTGCAACGCCGTCTGTAACACCTTTGGCTGATCTTGCAAGGTGTCTTTGAGGCGTTGCCGCCGCTCCTTGAGGGTGCCCCCCGTCTCCTGTAACCCCCTCACTGCGGCTTGCGCGGCGCCCAGGTCGGCGTCGGCCCCCAGGGTGTCTGAGAGCGCCTGCCGGCGGTCGGCGGCGATGTCCTGTTTGTTGGCCGCGAAATACGCCCGCGCCTGCGTGTCTAGACCATTCGCGCGCAGGCCACTGATGACGCCCACATGCAGCGTCGAGGCGTGCGAGACGATGGCCTCCTCCAATTCTTGCGGCCCCAGGCCCAATCGAGGCCCAGACTTCAGGAGGCCGTTTACGATCTCGGTCAGCGAGTCCTTGATAATGACGGGATCGGTCGCGTTGGCCGCCGCGCGCCGTTGGGCGCCTTCGATCCGGGCCTTGAGTTCCGACCCTTCGGCCGCGGTGATCTGCTGCTGTACGTGCCGATGGACGCCCTGGCTCACTTGGATCCGGCGCTTGTCCCGGAAGACGGCGAAGGCCTCGCGCTGCGCGTCCGTCCCCAGTGACCGCTCGATCTCGCTGGAGGTGTGATCAAAGTCCTCCAGCACCGACTGAGGCAGGGCGAAGGCCGCCTGGCCCCGTGTCCCATAGGCGCCCGGATCGTCCTCTGTGCCGATCAGTACCCGTGTTTCCCACTCGTCCAGGGAATTGGCCCACTTCAGCGCCGAAATCTCATCCGCGCGCTGGCGCTGCTCGCCGATGACACGCTGCGCCTCCTGGGAGACGGCCCCAGCCGCGCCGGCGATCACGCCGAAGGTCTGGCCCTGTGCGCGCGCCAGGCCCGCCCCAAGGCTCTCGGGTGTCTCTGCGGCCTGCTTATAGGCACCGGGTAACGCGCCCGGCGTGACCCTCAGTTGTCCGTAGCGTGGCACTGTAGGCATTCAGGGGTACCCCTCTGTCACTGGAGCCCGACGTACGTGTTGGCGCCGGCGCCGGCGGGGGTGGCTTTTCGGCGCATGCCGCGAATATTGCCGAACGCCGGCGCCGAGCCGAGCGCCGTCTGGATCGCGCCGATACGCGCCTGCGTCTGCTGCTGTTGGCCGGCCGCGGCGGCAAACTTGCCGGCGTGCCGCTGAATCGTGGCGCGCTGACGGAAGTCCTCGGCCTGCACCTTGTAGCCCCAGGCCTCAAGTGAAGCATTGTTGCGGATCGTCAGCGCGTCCAGCTCCCCCAGGTACGCCGTGTCGGCTTGCACGTCGAGCGCCGAGCCGAATCCAACGTCCACGTTGCCGGCGGCCAGGCCCGCGCGCTGTGTGCCAATGAGGCCGCGGACGCCTGAGCGGAACGTGGATTCCTCGGCGGCGCCCCGGGCAATCGCCTGCTCCGCTTGGGCCTGGGCGACGGCGGCGTTGAACTCCGATAGGACCGCTTCTGATTCCGCCGCCCGCTGCTCTAACTGGCCCGCACGCTTCGCCTGGCCTCCCGCCTTCACTTGCGAATAGAGGGAGAGGCCCGTGGTGCCGAGCGCGAGGGCTGTGAAGAATCCCATTGGTCACCGCACCGATTGCGGCGCCGTGCTCATGGCCGCGAAGCACGCGTCTATTTTCGCGCGATCTGGCGCATTGTTGACGCAGTTTTGCACAGTCACGCTCACCAGTGACCGTAGGGCTGTTTCCAGCGAAACGCTCTCCCGTGAATGCGCACTCTGGCTGGCCGATAAGGCCTGAATAGCCGCAAGATTCGCCACGGTCGCGGCCGTGACCCCCTTCAGTTCCTGTTTGATGTCCACGGTGAGAAAATAGACTAAAAAGAGCGCGATCCCGGCCGTCAGTCCGTATTTCGTGACCAGTTTGGCCCAGGTGTCTTCGATGTTGGGCAGGGGCATCATGTCTTCCTTCCTGCGGCGAAATGGCCCCTCTGGTTTGGCCCCGCCGGGATGTGATTGATAAGTCGTTGTCATGACAGCTCCATAACCGGGATGGTCGCCAGAATCGTCAACGGCAGCGGCTGAGTATGCCGGACAAAGACCCGCCCCGCGCGTCGAAAGTTCGTCGGGAGGCCAATTTCCACTTGCCCGCTGAACGCGCTGGCGGTGCTGTCGGAAGAGCCGCGCGTGAATTGTACCAGTTGCGTCACGCTCGGCCCGGCGTAAAAGACGCGCGAACTGCCCTCCAAGATCAGCGACAGGGCCGTGACCATCTTCTGCTTGTCGCGCACGGCCGTGCCAGGCGCGTCCAGGTCGAGCGTTTCCAGGTCGGCCGTGATCGCCAGGCCGACATGGACAGTTGTGGCCGGCACATACAGGGTCACGGCGCCGCCGGTGACCACGCGCGTGCCTTGATACAGCCCGTCGCCCAAGATGGCGACGGTCTTCCCCTCCAAATGGTCGAGCCCCAGGGCCGACGAGATCGGCGCGCCCGAGTAGGTTAAGCCGGAATCCAGGAAAAAGCTGTCGGTGTTGAAGTTCAGAATCGTCCGGCGCTCCAGCATCTCGATGTAGTAGCGGGTCACGGTGCCGATCGTGCGGCGCACGATGAAATACGCCTCATCTTCCCCGTCCGACGGGACCACGCAGACCGTGCGGAAGCTCCCGCCGCTGGTGTCGTGTCGGTGCCAGGCCCAAATGTCCTGTTCGCGCACGTACGTCAGGCCGAGCAAGGCCCCATCCGAACGGACCACCCACACGATGCTGTTCGGTGCTTGCGCGTAGTCCATTGACCGCACGGTGAAGCCGTCGAATAAGTGTGAGGCGAACACGGTCAGGTCGCGGCCGGCCAGGCCCTCCACTTCGACGTTTTGTTGGAGGTCGCGCACGATGGAGTTGCGCGATTGCACATAAATCACCGAATTGCCCACCACGACCGGGCGCACGCCCGAGACGCCGACATAGGTCTCCTGATCCAGCACAAGGCTGTTTGGGCTAATCACGCCGTCGGGGCTTGTCAGGCGCCATTCCCCGCCTTCGGTCATAATTAACAAGTCCTTCAGCGCAACAAGATGTCGCACCGCATGATGGTTATTCCCGGCGATGCGAAACGTGATTGCATCGTCGTCCTGTAGCGGCGACGTGATCCCGAAGTTGTCGGGAAACCCCACCCGAGAGGCGAATACCCCGTCCGGCTGATCGCTCGGCCCGGCCAGGTATCGCCGCTGTTGATGATAGGCGCAGGTACGAGGATATTCACCAAGCGCGTCGAAAAGGAGGCGCGGCAGCGGCGGAGTTTGCTGATAGTCCGGCGTGAATCCGGGATTGCGCAAGCTGGCCAGACCCGTCGCGGTGCCAATAAACCCAAACGTCCCGTTCACAAACGGGTCGCAATAGACGTAATACTCCGGGGCCGCCACGCCCGTCAGCAACGGGACCAATTTCGGGGTCCACGAGATCACATGCGGCGCGCCCACCGTCGGCGCCGCCACCCCCGCCACCACGATCGGCGCGGACGGTTCCGATTCTTCGTACGAATCCGGCGCCGCCGCCGTCACCCGATAGGTGTACGTCAGGGCGCCCGGCGTCGTGCCCGTGATTGCCACACCCACGGGCGCCGTGACCTTTGGGGTCGTCGTAACGCCGGCCAGCACCCATCGGGTCAGTGAGGAGTACACCAGGTCCTGCGGAGGGACAGACTTATGCGTCAGGGTGAGGATGCGGCCTGATTGGACCCACGCGACATCTGTCGGGGTCTGGAAGGGATGCGGCACCTCGTAGATCGCGTCCTCTTGTAAGTGCCAGAAGGCCACATTGGGCGGCGCGTTGCCGGTCGTGGCCGCCGTGCAATAGTACAACTCGCCGCCGGACGCGGCGAGATCGCCGGGCACGTAGGCGGTGCCCCCCGCGTACGCCGCGATCGTGCTGGCGTCCAGGATCACGCGCGCGCGCCCTTGGTAGAAGCGGAAATACCCCTCCCCCATTTCGATCACCACGGACGCGTCCTGATCCTCGGAGACATACCGCAGCAAAATCACGTCAAAGTCGGTGGTTTTACACTCGGCGATAAACCGCGTGCCGGCGCGGTTAGACACCCCGCCGTGGCGATCCACTTGGAAATTGCGAATCGTCGCCGCGCCGGTCTGGTATTTCGCCACGTCGGCCCGCGCGGCCAGCGCCGGCGACAGTTCCCCGCCAGCAAACGATCGCGCGATCACGGACTCGCTCATCTACCAGAGATCCAATCGGGATCGCCGTCGTCGGGCGCTTGAGGCCGTTGCTCGCGGGCGTTCACCGTTTGTGCTTCCATGATCGCCTCGCGAAACATGCCCAGGGCATCGGCGGACGTGACCTTGTTGCGGGTCAGCGACGGCGCCAGGAGCGCCGCCATCCGGAACTTGAGCGCCGACCGGAACAGATCGTCGCCGACCGTCGCCGCGCAGGTGGGCAGGTAGGTGTATTCCAGGTCGGTCCGAGGCGCGGTGTCTGTCCCGTTTGCGCCGAGGAAGTTGGTGTAGATCAGATTGCCCGTGGTGTCGCTGCCCAGGCGGAACGCCGGCGGGCTGGCGTCATGCGTCCGCTGTTTCGCGAAATTCACCAGGCGGCGGGCGAAGACCATATCCGTCGGCGCCCGGAAGGCGTAGGTCCAATCCACGTTCGCCGGCGTTTGCAGGCTCCCGGCCACCCAGGCCAGGGACGCGTACCGCGTGGCGAACGCCCAGGGGTACGCCCGGAGCGTTGCGCGTACCGCCCGCTCGTAGTGCAGGCGCGATTGATCCGCCTCCACCGTGGCCTCCAATTCAATATCCACGATGGCGGTCGTGACGCCCAGCACCGAGAGGGCTTCGTTGCAGACGATTTCGCTGGCGGCCACGCACTGGCCGCCCCAGGGATGCCCTGGCCCGTTGGTGACCACGCCCCCGCCACCCCCGCCGCCCCCGCCCTCTTCGCCGCACAGCGCATCGTCTTCAAATTCACAGTCGGGCGGGTCAATCCACGGCGGGCGCACCGGCACCACGGGCGTGATCGGGCTCACGGTGCCGTTTGTGGACCAGCCCCCATTGCCAGCCGTCGCCAGGCCCATAAACACAATGACGCTGTAGAGGATGCCGGACCCGTTGAGCGCAGAGCCTAAGTTGATTTGGTCGATGCCCCCGCCGAGGATGCCCGTGGACGCCAGCGCCGTCAGGGCGCCGCCGACCGCAATTTGCGAGGAGGTCGTCCCCGTATGGGACGGATCGCGAAAGACCGAAGCCGCGTTACTGGGCACGATCAGCGCCCACATCGGACGCACGCCCGACACCGACAAGCCGAGCGTCCGTGAGGCGGCGCCGTCGCCAGTGTAGGTCAACACTTGCAACGTGGCCGGGATACCCGGATCGGCCGTGCCGTCGTTGGTGCGCAATAGCAGAAAGTTCGTCGGGGGCTCTCCGACCGTCGTCGCAAACGCGGATTTGGTGGTCACGACGCCGGCGGCGAACGAGAGACCCGCGGCCGTCGCCGCGGCGTCCAGCTTGCTGATCTGTTCGGCGGTATGCCCTAACCCCTTCGCCCACCCATTGATCGCCGTGGACACGGCGGTCGTGGGCTTGATAAACAGCCCAGCGAGCGCCAAAAATGTGGCATCCCAGAGCGGCGTCGTGCGCGTGGTGGTGCCGGCAGAGTGGCGCACAGATCCAGCCAGAGACAGCCGAGCGCCAGGGTCCATGAAGGCGAGGTATTGGTAGGTCACGCCCGATTCATTGGAGCGCGCGTCAGCCCCGACGACGGTCAGGAACGTGCCTTGGTCGGCCGCGGTTTCGACGCCCGCCGCCGGCGCCGGAGACGCCAGCTTGTACTCCGCGCGCACCATCCCCTCTGAGGACAGCTCGCCTTGCCACCCCTCGGTGGCCGCCATGGAGGAACTGAACCAGGTCGCGCCGTCCGCGATCGTGGCGGTGACGCGCCGGACCTTGAAGAAACAGACCGGGGCGGGGAACTGGAGTTCGACCCGTGTGCCAGTCCCGACATAGGTCCCGCCCGTCGTGATGACCGGCGACAGCGGCGCGAATTCTTGCTGAGCCCAGGGCGACAAGGGGTACCAATGATTATGCTCGCCGTTCCGCGGCGGCACGGCGGGCACGGCGGCTTGCGATTTATTGATGTCCTCGCTGCCGAACACGCCCACCAGCACCGCGACACCGCCGATCGCGCCAATAGTCCGGGCGTGCGCCGAGGCGCCGGGCGTGAATCGCAGCGCCAAGGAGGTCATCCGCTCAGGCTCGGTCTGTCCAGGCGGATTAAACGACGCGCCGGCGGCCGCCCAATTCAACGCGGTCGGAGAGCCACCCGGCGCGGCGATCGCTTTTGTCAGGAAGGTCGTCGGGCCGATCGCGTAATCCATCGTGCCGACGGTGCCCCCCGCCGCCATGGAGTGATAGAGGGCGAAGAAGGCCGCGATCAGCCCGCCATTGACCGCGTTGGGGTCGTTGGTGCATTTCGCCTGCACATCGAGCAGCACGGAAAACAACGGCGCGGCGGCCGAACTGGAGGTTTGGTAGTGCGCCGTGTTCCCCGAGATGGCGGGCAGCGGCTTAAACCGCTCGATCACGCCCGTCCAGACGCCGGCGTCGTGGTCGGCCCCGTACGCGATCGGATCCAGCCTCACCACTTTCGTGCCATTGAGCCAATCCTGGTTCGCAAGCTCGAAATCGACCGGTACCGTGTGCGATGTCCAATCGTCGAGCGACAAGCACCCGCCATCGGCGGCGGTCGTCAGTTTGCCCATTTGCGAGTCTGCCAGATACGCCGGCGTGCCGAACCCGTCTTGGATCGTGCCGAACCCGTTCACTAAGAGCGGGCTGGGGAACGAGGTAATGTCGAGCGCCAAGACGTTATCCACGAACAACTTCGCCTTGGCGCCGGTCCCGCACTGGGCGACAAAATCCAGCTTGAGCCAGCGCGCAGTGGCGCCCGACGGCTGGACCCCCGTGGAGCCCAATAATGGCGTTAAGCTGAAATCCTGTTGGTCGAACACGGCGATATTGCCGAGTGGCGTGACACCAATCACGGCCGCACGCACGGCGCCGGTACTGTTCGAGAGGCGCCAGAATAGCAGGGTCGTGGTCGGCAAGGTGTCGATCCGCAGATACACCCGCTCCCACGTCTCGTTTGTGGTGAAGCCTGGGATAAACGTCCCGTTTTTGTGGGTAAACACGTTATTGGCGGTGCGGTCGCAGATTTCGAGGCCATAGCCGCCGTGGTGTCGCGATGCGCGCACACAGACGCCGCTCGCGTCGGCCGTCGGACCGGCGCCCCGAGTCGGTAACTCGAACCCTTCCGCCCACCGGACGCGTTCGATCGCTTGGACGGTCCCTGGGACTGTCGGCACCCGAGTGCCCGGCGGCGCAAATGCGAACTTGCCGACCCACACGAACAGCTGTTGCGCGGTGAAGACGCCGCCAAGTCCAAATGGTCCACCGACCGGGCGCGAAAAGAAATCCACGTTCGTCGGAAACCGCCCTGGGTCCGCCAGGGCCCAGATATGGACACTGGCGATGTACGGGGGATCGGGGAGCGGCGTCGTGGCGCCGAACGGGTGAATCACGCAGCCCGGATACTCGGCCACGGCGCGGTCTGGCGAGCAGAACACCTTCCCGTAGCCGCCAATCGGCGTAGAGAATAGGCCGTTGAATGTCACCAGGGACCCCGCTGGCGTCCGCGGCGAGTTCCAGCGTGACTGCGCCGCCTGCAGCGCGGCTACCACCACTTTATCGCTGAGGAATATGGTGTATTCGAGGTAAACCGTGGCCACAGCGCAACGCCCCTTTGGATTGAGAAGATGCGGACGGTCGGGCTTAGATCACACTGGAGTCAGACCGCTTGGCGAGCGGCGCATCCTCGTCCACGGTGACCCCGCTGGCCTCGATTGGGTCGCGCGACCCAAGTTTGATAGACGAGTTCGCGGACACGGACTCAAGCTTCTCGTGGCGGTCGGCGAGGACCATCCCCACAGAGGTGAACTCGGCCATGCTGTGGATAAAAAAGACAGATCCTGGCCGCCGCAGGACGTGATCGTGGTACACCCGCTCGATCGCGCGCACTTTGATTTGTCCATTCCGGCGTCGCGCCGGCACTGGGGCCGCGAAATTGGCCCGAATCGGCGGGGCCTCGGCGTCCGAGATGTCGGTGACTCGCGCTTTCACTGGCCGCGACGACGGGCGCATGGCTGCTACCTGGCGTGACTTGTGATTCATAGGAACGACCCTCGGGGGAAATGGTGCGAACACGAAACCGCGCCGGGCGCCCCCGTGGGAACGCCCGGCGCCAGAGGGGCATGTCCGCCGACTTACGGCGTGTAGTTCTTCGGATACGCCTTGGCGAGCAGCGAGAAGAGCGAGCGCGGCATCAGATACGCCGTGACGGTCACGGTCGGCGTGGTGCCGGCGAGGACATACTGGAGCCCCACGTACCTTTCCTTCGGCTGCCCGATCGGGAGGTCGAAGAAGTGGGCGGCGCCGGCGGCCAGGTTGGCGGCCGTAATGATCCGCTCCGACAGCACCGCCACGCTCCCGAGGAGCGGGTCGTCGTCCGAGACGACGTTCACCTGATACGTTTCGTCGCCCGTGGTCGCGTCGGCCGCAACGCCGACGAACACGCCAAAGCCCATTGGCTCACCCGTGCCGATCTCGCGGTCGGGATCCACGACGCCGAGGTCAACTGACGACGTGCTGACCGCCGTCACGGTGAGTGCCTGAGCGTTGCTGACTCTGAGTAGTGCGTCCAAAATCATAATATGACTCCTGGGGGAAGGCTGGCGCTTAGGCCACTAAGGATTCGGTGTTGACGAGTGAATCGACGATGCGCACCGGTGTGGTGCCGAACATCAGGACGCGTTTGCCGGCCACGTTCTCGTACGTGAGGCCGCCGCCCGACTGGACATCGTCACGGAACCGCTTGCGCAGCGCCCGACGGACGCGGCGGTTCATGTACCAGACACGGCTACCGAGGTCGTTCACGATCGTTTCCTCGGCCTGCTCCATCAGGTCGATCAGTTCCGTCGTGTCGATGCCAGAAATGTCGATATTCGCGATGCGCGCCACATGCCGGTGGTCTTTCAGCGCGATGCCGGCCTTCCACTGCCAGCGCTCCTGGAGCGCCCGCATCCGCTGGCCGCCGATGCCGGCCGTGGTTTCCACCGTCACTTGGCCATAATCCTCGTGGAGGAGCCCCGCCTGGCTGCCCTTGGGGAAAATCCCGCAGACCGTCTCGGCGTCCCACGAGACCAGCCAGGCGGACGTGTTGTCCGCGCCGACGCCGCCGGCGAGGATCACATTGCTGCCGTTGCCGGCGGTGGTGCTGGAGTAGCGCGGCGACAGGCCCGTGAATTCTTCGGGGTTGGCGCCGGAATTGCCGTAAAACAGGGTGCTGGCCATTTCCTGGTTCATGGCTTCGATGAACGCCCTCGCCTCCGACATGCGGAACGCGCCGACGTTGCCGTTCAGGAGGGCCAGGTCCTTGTCCACCTCGCACCAGGCTTCGAGCATGCCGACCTGCTCGTCAATCGGCGTCGTGGTGGATTTGCTCGGCGTGACGCCGTTGTTGATCAGTCTCCAGGCCACGGTCGGCAGCCCTGTCCGAACAGTGGTACGGTGGCCGGTGGGCAGATTGCCCTCCCTCCACAGCATGTCCGCGAGAATTTCGTTCGTCTGAGACAACAGCTCGACGATGCTCGGAACTTTTCCGTCGGGGTCGAGCCGCTTGGCCCAGTCGGCCAAGGTAAGAGCGGCGGTGCTGAGTGCTGCCATATGGGGAACTCCGTAAAATCAAAAGGGCCAAAACCATGTACCCGAGCCGTGACAGCTCAAGCGTGGACGATGTTTTTGGAGAACCCCTCTGGATCGCCGAAGCGTCTCAGTGGCCTCAGCACGGCAGGATGTCAGGCGACGGGCGCCGATCACCTCTGCCGAGCGGTCGTTGCAGTGTCCCGCTGGCGGGACACAATCAGTCTGCCTTGTCGCCGCCGGTCTGATAAAACCGCTCGTGCATCGGAACAGACCGGTTTGCCGAGGGATCTTTCGACCCCGCCGGCAGAGCGTCTTCCGACACGAGTCGGCCGACACGGGCCAATCCTTGCACAAAGGCCTTGTTATATTCAAGCCCCGTCCGTTTGAGCCATTCCGCCACGGAGGCGGATTCGGGGTCGCCGGGCGGCCACGCGGCATCACGCCCCCGCCCGGCGAGGGCCAAGGTTTGCGGCAAATTCGCGCCGCCCAGGCCAGGGTCTGCCGTCAGTTCAGCCAAATAGTGCGCGGCCTGCTGGCGCTGCTGCGCCACGCGTTGGCCCAACCAGTCGTCCGCCTCGGCTTTGTCGAGCCCCAGCGCCAGTGCTTCGGCCGCCATCGCCGCCACGTCCGCCTCGGTGAACGGGCCGTCGTCGGGCGCCGCAAGCGTATACGGCTCGGCGGCGAGCACCGGCACCACCGGCTCGGCGGCGGGCACCGGCTCGGCGGCGGGCACCGGCGCTACGGGCGGTGGAGGGGCCACTGGCGCACCAGCGTCAACGGGAGCAACGGGAGCAACGGGAGCAACGGGAGCAACGGGAGCAACGGGAGTAGCGGGCACGTTTAATCCTCCTCTGTAGCGGACGTAGCGGACGCGATGTGTGCCGCCTCGATCTCGCTGTCTTCGCGGCTTTGCCTGGCCATCGCCTCAGATTCGAGCGTTAGGTATAAGTTGACGCCGATTTCGATCGCGTCGGCGCGGAGCTCGCAGCCAATCGCCCGGCGGCCTTGCAAATACGCCATCTCCAGCGCGTCGGTCGAAAACGCTGGCTCTGTCAGGCGACAGGCGTCCATGATCGCCCGCCACACATGCCGGCCCTCTGGTGTGCTCAGGACTTTCCCGATCGCGATCCGGAGCGTCTTGTTCCGCCGAAACACCAGCCGCTCCGCGCGCCGGACCTGCTTCGGGTCGTCAGGGTCCCTCACGATCGCCGGACGGTCGGTTAGGTGCAGCACCTAGGCCCCCCCCTGGCTGTCCAGCATCCGCGACAGCGCGGAGGTGGCGTCAGGCAAGGTCGCTTGTGACGCGGCTCGCGCCCCTTCGCCGGCGGCCTTCGCCGTCTGCGCCGCCTGCGCCGCTTGCGCCGCTTGCGCTTCTTGCGCTTGCGCCGCCTCGGCTTCTTCGGTCGGGACCACGGTCGCCGGGTCTTGACCTAGCATGTCGGCGTAGGCGTCAATGATTTTGAAAATCCGCACCTTATGGCGCACGCCCGGGAACACTTCCGCCAGCGGCACCAGTGTGGACAGGAACCGGTCCTGGCCGACCACGCCCACCAGCTTCTGCGCCTGGGCCATGATCGACAAATATTCCACTTTGAGGCGGATGCCCTGAATCTCAGGCGGCGGCACCGGGAGATACCCCCGCCGCATCATGATCGCAAAGACTCGGTCAATGGCCGGCGTGTGCAGCTCGTCGCCAAGGAGCTCCACGACCGGCCCTAGGCCGAGCAGTTTCTCTTGCGCGCGCTCGTCCACTTCCCGGGCGGTCATTGGCCCACCGCCGACGCGCTGATCTGATTGCGCAATCATCAAAAAGAGGTTTTTGTAAAACGCCTCGTTGATGTTGTCGCGATACTCCCACAAGTCCTCGGACAATTCCTTCACACTGGCCCTGACCTCGTGCACCGGCCGGAGGCCCTGCATCCCGTCACGCACATCCAAATAGGTGATGGAATTGGGCGTCGAGGAGGTCTGTTGGGTGCGGAGCGCGCTCGGCCCCACCAGCGCGGGACTGACAATTTTGGCGATGGCTTTCGCTTTTGTCCGATGCCCCAATTGCAGACTTTTCACGTCCCCGAGCGACGTCATGCCTGGGCAATCGGTGCCGTAGCAGTCCTCGGCAGATGTGACTTCCCACCGCGGCACCATCACGGGAAATTCGTGAAATCCTGATTCTCTTAGAATCCGAGGGTTACTGCCCGATCCGGCCGACGCCGAGGTGCGCTCGATATGGCAGGAAGAGAATTGCATCGACTGATTCGACAACCGCCCAGGGACCCACTGCGGATTCGGCGCGATCGCCCACAAGATCTGCACGGGCGAGGTGTACTGCCCGTTGTCCCACAGCGCGCGCACCGTGTCGGAGATCTGCGCCCAGACAATAGGCCGGCCGGGGACCGCCGCCGATCCGCCCTCGCCGCCGAACTCTTGGACGACCTGGTACACCGTGAACTCGTACTCGCGCATGAACTGATTTGGGCGGCCCCGCCGGTCCAAGCCCACCACGTACGACCCGTTGGGGTAGCTGTACGCTCGAAATAAATCATCGTCGTCTTCCAATAACGCCATAGCAGCGGTGCCAAACAGCCCGCAGTCGCCGTACGTCTGGGGGAATGTGTTGTAGATGTTTGTGCCAGCGAAGAGCGCCTGCATTCGCTGCGTGGCCACGTGCAGCCAACTCTTGACCGGCCCGTACGTGGCCAGGTCGGGGTCGGGCGTCCCCAACGAAAACCACGGCCGCAGCGGCGAGGTGAGCCCGGCGTGCATGCCCGATCGGAGCGTCCGGTGCGCCATTTTGGCGGTGCCGACCACAATATTTTGGTT